GATTGGCGATTGGATCACGATAAAGTAAGGAATTGCATTAGGTGCAAAGAAATTGCTGAAGCGCGGGAAGACAAGCGCCGCTTTCCATTTTGTCCGCATATTTATGAATTCCAACGATACAACATTGTTACTGATCAGCCAATTGGTGAGAAGATGGAATATAAATCTTTCATTGAGTATTTGTTGGAGAAAGATAAGGTGCGTAGAAACACTGAAGAGGATTTGTTGGAACAATACGAAATTTTGGAAACAGATCCATTTGCATTTCAAATAGGAGAAGATGATGAGGAGTTTTTTGATACAATTCCATTTCAAGCTGAAGAAACAAATCATGAATTTGCATTGGATCTGTCAATGCCAACCGAATATCTGGCATATTATCAAATGCAGTGTTACTATATTGCATTTGAACGCTTTGCTAAAGAACACAAAATTCAAAATTGGCAAGAAAGATTGGTTTCGGAAATGGCTCACGATCCACAACTCTGGAATACGTATCAACGTATGGCAGAGTATGGAGTTACTAATAGAGACAATCCCAATACATCACTTGTGGATAGTATGCCGGATATTGTTTATGACAATGATGCATCGATTTTTATGCGTTCGAAGCACTATCCCACGTGGAAGGTCATGCGCGATAGTTTCTATGCCTATTGTTCAAAAGTCGCGATGGGTATTCAGTGCGTTTGGGCCGCTTCAGGCTTTGCAGAGTTATTGTCGTTCGGGTACATGTCCCTGGTGATGTTAGCATTTGCTTTGACAATCTATCGCAAGTTTACGTCAAAAGACAAAGTTTGCTTTAGGTGCGAACAGGAAGAATACATGTGTGTGTGTATGCAGATGTTTGCCAAGTATGAATCAGCTCAATCATCTGGAGATGTCAATCAACAAAGTCATCCAAAAGTCGTCATGAAGACAGAAGCAGCTTCATCATCAGGAGATGTACAAATTCACAAGCAAGCGAGTATGCGTACGGAAGTGGCCAGTTCATCAGGTGAGGTGCATATTCCAAAAACAACAGCATTGAGAACTGAGACCATCAAGTTAGAAGATCTCCAAGTGGAACAAATGCCAACGTTTGAGGCATTGGCTGATCTGTGTGGTCGTCAAGTATTGTTGGCAATTACAAATAAGAATTTGTATTGCCTGCATACTGATCGTACAATCTATGGGAATGTTCTGTTTTTGAAAGGCAGCACGTTTTTGATGCCATACCATTTTGTGACAGCTATCAAATTCAACAAGGATATGATTGGTAAGACAATGCATCTTTCAAACATGTCCGGACGAAGTGTCATGGAAATTTGCACTGATGACTTGATAAATGCAACTCGGTTGGTGAAAGATGGAGATGAACTGGATGCCGCAATCGTTGCTCTTGATCCAATCAAGAACAAAGCATTTGCAGCACATCCCGACATTGTGAAGAACTTTATGACAAAGGCAGAAATCATGTGTTTCAATCAAAACAATAAGTATGAAGGAGAGATCCCATCATTTTGTGAAATGTCTGCAGGATTGGATAGATTTATGCCCAACATTAAATCTTGTCGAGCCATCCGTGGATATTATGACGCCAGG